TTGACTATTTATATACACAATGTCATCATGTAAATGTGAGGTGGTTATGAAAAAGACAGAAGAATTTGAATTAATCGAATTGGTTCAAAGCTATCCGGAGAACTATTCTCCTAAGGAGCTCTCGGCAGTGATTTGGGCTGAAACTGGAGAAATAGTTTCTCCTGAACAAATTATTGCAATGAGAAAAAGGTGATTTATGACTCTACATCTTACACATAAAGACTTGATTGCAGATCTTTTGGATAGAAGCATCACGGAGCTTGAGATCGAAAAGATCAAGTTCCTAGCATTTGGTGCAACTAATGCGGTTGAGGCACTCGACAAGCTCATTTTCAAACGCAAGCTTCAGATTGAGAAGCTCAAAGAAGAGCTTCGAAAGGAGGCTGCGTGAGTGTCCGGAAAGACGCGGAAGATTATCTGCCGAAGCAGCCAAAGCTCGTGCTCATACAGGCTAGGATTCCTGAGTCACTCTGGAAGCGTGTCAAGAAAGTCATGCAGGAGAAGAATGTGACGGCCAGGGAGTTTATTTCGGGATGTCTTCAGAAGTTCTTGGATGATTTGGGAGGGGAGGGTGAAGGCTTCTCGCTCGTTTCTCAATTGGAGAATGCCAATTCTGCTCTTCTGGTATTCAAGGAGTTAATTCCAATTCTTTTAGAACTTTTGAGCCGATGGGATGGGCTTGGAAATTATAAGGATGACGACTTCGGCGAAGTTGCAGAGGTAATGGAAAAATTAAGGAAATTCATGGTCGAAAGGATGAAATGATTCTTGTTGATCATCATCGATCAACGGCTTTCCCCTTTCGATCTTTCCGATCTTCACTGTGACAGAATAGCGAGCGCAACATTTCTTGGGTCTTAAGAGAACTAGATCTCGTTCGATGGGCTCTTCGCAAATAGGGCAGTCGCCTAGGTCCATAGGTTTACTTTGACACAGTGAAATAAGATCAACAACTCCGATACGAAATGTGATGTTCAGTTCTTAACTTTACTAAAAAAGTAAGGTAGGTACCCTAGAGAATATGGCCGATACAAGACCCAATCGGAAGCTCCTTGGAAAACAAGAGAGATTTTGTCAGTTATACACTCGGTATTGGATGCAACGCGTCATGCAATGTCCTGACCACGGGCCTGGTCACCAAGGGAGAGGCGACTGTGAAAGTGAATTGGGATTTTGAGAAAAATTGCCCCAAGTCGATTCAGACACTATGAATTCGAAAGCTTGACTGATACGGTTGATATAATGGGTACCCCCGCAATACATTGCGCCTATCACAAATTGATTCCCTGCTCCGAGCTCAAACCACACCCAAAGAATCGAAATAAGCACTCACCCGAACAGATCGAGCGACTGGCAAAGATCTTGGCTTATCAGGGCATCCGGGCTCCGATCGTCCTCTCAAATCTCTCCGGATTCATGGTGAAGGGACATGGGACATTGGAAGCCATCCTGAAGAACGGATGGAGCCAGGCTCCAGTGGTCTATCAGGACTTTGAATCGGATGAGGTTGAGTACGCTTTCATTCAAAGTGACAATGCCATCGCGTCTTGGAGTGAGCTCGATCTTGCTGGGATTAATGTTGACCTTGCCGATTTAGGTCCGGATTTCGACATTGATCTTTTGGGGATTAAGGATTTCAAATTGGATTTGAATGAGGACGGTGCTCCAGGAGATGGGCCGGGTCCTAAATTATCTGAACGCTTTCTAGTCCCACCGTTTACTATTTTGGATGCGCGTCAGGGCTATTGGCAAGAGCGAAAACGACAATGGCTTGCTCTCGGTATTCAATCTGAAATAGGCCGGGGGGGGGGATGACATATCAGGATCATCAATGGCAAATGGAAAAACTGGGAAAAATTCAGGCACCACATTAGGGGCGATTGCGCCTAATCAAAATGCGATTTTGAAACGGACTGGAAAATATGCCTAAAATGGCAATGCACAATGATCCAATGCAACGGAAAACAGCTTATGAAAAGAAAGGCGAGATTTCTAGGTCAGGACATATTGAAGGGCGAATGGATACCCAAGCAACGGGCAACGGGCAACGGGCAACGGGATGAGTAATGCAATTCCTGGTGGGAGCAAACCACCAAGTAAATATGTAAATGGGAAGGTCTTCCCGGAAGACCTTCATGCCAAATCAGCATCGGAAAATTTAACATGGGTTAAAGGTAATAGGGATCCAGATGCCCTAGATGAAGTGAGCCGCAAGATTCTTGCGGCTCAGCCGAGTGCTGGAACTTCCATTTTCGATCCGGTTCTTTGTGAGCTCGCCTATCGTTGGTTTTGCCCAATCAAGGGAAATGTTCTTGACCCTTTTGCTGGCGGATCCGTTAGAGGTATCGTGGCTTCAAAATTAGATCGTCAATACGTTGGGATTGAGCTCCGACAAGAACAGGTGGAAGCGAATCGAACACAAGCTACCCAGATTTGCCAGGACCCACAACCTGTATGGATTTGTGGAGACAGTGTGGAGATCAAGAATCACGTGAAAGATTTTGTGCCTGATCTCATTTTTAGTTGTCCTCCCTATGCCGATTTAGAGGTTTACTCGGAAGATCCAAAGGATCTAAGTACGATGCCCTACGAGCAATTCATTAAGGCCTATAACGAGATTATTTTAGGTTCGGTAGACCTTTTGAAAGAGGACCGTTTTGCCTGCTTTGTAGTAGGAGACTTAAGAGACAAGAAGGGCTTCTATAGGAATTTTGTGAGTCATACAATTGAGGCGTTTGAGATGGCTGGAGCTAGACTTTACAATGAGGCTATTTTGGTGACCTCTCTCGGGTCTCTCCCGATTCGTGTGGGCAAAGCATTCAGCGCGACCAGGAAGATGGGCAAGACCCATCAAAATGTACTGGTTTTTTGCAAAGGGGATCCCAGAAAAGCTACCGAGGCTTGTGGCACGGTAGAAATAGCGGACATTGAGGGTATGAACGAGGAGTTAGGAGTTGCAACAAGTGAGTAGTTCAACAATGACTGTCCAGTTTTTAGGTTTAGGCCGATCAAGGAACATACGGTTAACTTTCAATTCAAAGGCTCCCTTATCGAGAGACTGGTTTTCTTGGATGAATGAATGGGCCAAAGCAAGGTCCGCTTGGCCAAGTCGGCTATGGGCCTTTTTGAGCCACCCATGTCCACTAAAAGAATTGAACTTAATTAATCTGTCCATGAGTAATTATACCATAAGGATGTAATAACGCAAATGGCTAGACCTAAACCTACCCTTACGAAAGAGCAATTAAAAGACCTTGAAGCTATGGCTCATGTGGGATTGACTATTGACCAAATAGCGCCTCTTCTAGATCTTGCTCCTGCAACCCTGGAGCGAATAATAAGGAGAGACAAAGAAGTTAGTGATGCGTTAAAAAAAGGAAGATCTAAGGCAATATTCCAAGTCGGCAAGTCGGCATATCAGCAGGCGGTGACTGGAAAGGTCCCGGCAATGACCATGTTCTATTTGAAATGTAGAGCGGGATGGAAAGAATCTCACGCCGTGGAAGTCTCTGGTCCCGAAGGCAAGCCCATTGAAACTCAGATTCATTCTGAGCTGACAGATGAGCAGCTAGATGCCAAGATTGAAAGGCTTTTGAAAAAGAGTAAACCGAAAGAGAGATGATCATGGCCGTGAAACATTGGATCCAGAACGCAGTAGGTAAACCAGGAGCGTTGCACAAAGAATTAGGCGTTAAGCCAGGCCAGAAGATTCCTCACAAGGAATTAGAACATGCAGCAAAGGCGAAGGGTAAAGAGGGCGAGAGGGCGCGGCTTGCACTTACTTTGTCAAAAATGCATAAGTGAACCGCTCTGAGAAACTTGAACTGATCTCTCTCCTCGAAGAGCAAGAGCGTAGAACCAGCGGCCGAAAGATCTTCAATTACTTCCAAGACACTGGCATTCTGAGGCGCGAGCTCTACCCAAAGCATGTCAACTTCTTTGCCGAGGGAAAAACCAAGCTAGAGCGTGCCGCAATCGCCGCGAATCGTGTGGGAAAAACCACAATGAGCGCCTATGAGACGACCCTCCATCTCACGGGACTTTACCCAGATTGGTGGCCAGGTCGGAGGTTCAATCACCCCGTAGAATGGTGGGCTGCTTCAGATACAAGTGAGACTACTCGAGATATCCTTCAGCTGGAATTCCTTGGGAAGATCGATCACATAGGCACCGGAATGATCCCGAAAGAGTACATCATCGGGGATCCCAGCCGCAGGAGGGGTGTAGCAGACGCTGTGGACACCGTGCGTGTCAAGCACAAGTCAGGAGGAGAGAGCTCGCTCTCGTTCAAGTCCTATGATCAAGGGCGAGAGAAATTCCAGGGCACTAAGAAGCATGGGATTTGCTTGGATGAAGAACCTGATTACCGGATTTACACGGAATGTCTCACTCGGCTCACGGCTACGACTCCTGGTGAAGAAAGTGGGCTCATCATCTGCACCTTTACCCCATTGAAGGGCATGAGTGCTGTCGTGTTGAGTTTTCTGAATGAGCCCAATGAGAATCGGTTCGTTTTGACGATCGGTTTTGATGATGCACCTCATCTGAGTCCGGAAACCAAGGCTAAGCTCATTGCGTCATTCCCTCCCCATGAAAGGGATGCTCGTGCGAAGGGAATACCTCAGCTGGGATCCGGGGCAATTTACCCCGTCCCTGAGAGTAACATCATCGTGGATGATTTTCAGATCCCGGATCATTGGCCCAGGGGCTATGGATTCGACGTGGGATGGAATCGGACGGCAGCTCCCTGGGGTGCGTGGAATCGGGAGACTGATACGGTCTATCTCTATAGTGAGCATTACCGAGGACAGGCGGAGCCTGCGATCCATGCGGCTGGAATCCGGGCTCGAGGTGAATGGATGCCGGGTCTCATTGATCCAGCTGCTCGTGGGAGGTCTCAGGCGGACGGTCTCCAGCTTCTGCAGATGTACAAGGATCTTGGGCTGAATCTCGAGATGGCGCAGAATGGGGTCGAAGCTGGAATCTACGAAGTGTGGACCAGGCTTTCGACTGGGCGGCTGAAGGTATTCAAGTCCATGGTGAATTGGCTGACAGAATTTAGAATTTATCGTCGCGATGACAAGGGCCGCATTGTGAAGCAGAATGACCATCTCATGGATGGGACGAGGTACCTTATCTCTTCAGGGCTTACGTGGATGAAAACGAAGCCTCTTGAGAAGACTCCCCAGTGTAAATCTCAACCTTTGCAAGGGGGACGGGGATGGATGGGTTAATTGCGATTTCAGGATGATACGAGCGGATTCTAGATATAATTTATCCCAATGATTTATCATCCCTTGGGATGCGTTTTTCCTTCTCTTCAAGAGTTTCTTCATGATGCTGAAGCCCCGAAAGATCTTGGCGTTTGAACATTTTGCGCATCAAGTGGATTTGTGGAATACGGACAAGAATCAGTTATGAAATCGAGTATTTTCATTCTATT